TCAACGTGTTCCGTCTCAGGTGTGCCGGTCGGGAGATCGGTCGGAATGGTGTTGCCGTTGCCGCCAGCTCTGCCGCCATTACGGACACCCATAGCCCCGGCAATCGCGCCGATAGACTGAGCCAGGTTTTCGACGTTGGAGAAGTCGAGGTCGGAGATACCCTGCAAGTGACCACGAACGGTCATAATGCTTCGACTCGCTCTGGCTATATCAGACACCGCAGAAGCCATATTCAGCAGACCCCAGTTATGGTTGTCGCCGAAAGCATCATTGAAGTCCTTCATTTCCTGAGCGATCTTTTGCAGACCAAGCCCCTTGCCGGTGAGATTTTGCAGTTTCCGCAAAGACGAAGAGAGAGCCTTGATACCGCCGACAGCCTTTTCGGACTCGCCGACGATCTGGAACTCAATGCCTTGGAGCTGCACGTTGTCAGCCATGACTTACCCTCCCTTCTTCCTTTCTAAAAACTCTTTGTTGAACTTTGTGGCAAACGCTTCCATCATAGCTTTCGCCTTGTTATCGCTCTCCTGTTCCGTCTGTCTCTTCCGAACCTCGGAATACTCAGTTTTCAGCATGAACGGCTGATCGTGATAATCGACAGCCTTACGCGCCTTGGAGAACGCCCGGAGGATAGGAGCCACGCAAAGCAGAGCGTCATAGAAGTATTTGCCTTGGAGCCATAGCTTGAAGTTGTCCTCTTCCAGCTTCATGTCGTGCGCCTTGCGATACGCCTTGACCATCGTTGCGTCGCCGTTCCAGAACTGGTCATAGGTCATTCCTGCATTGATGTAATAGGGACAGAGCTGGTCGAAGTATTCTGTGTAACTTGTGAGAAGGGAGGAATGATTGTTACCATTCCTCCCCGTGTTGGACTCAGAACCCGTTACCAGTTCTGAGTCCACTCGACGTTTCCCTCGGCGGGTTCGTCGAGAAGAGAGCTGATAGGTTCGTTGTACATTTCAGCCAGCTTCTCGATCAGGAGCGGCTTGTTGGTCATGTGAGTGTAAATCTCGTCGATCACAGGCCGCTTCTCGAAGCGGTGATGGGCGAGGAACGCACCCCGGAACAGATCAGGCAAAACAGTCATGGGCTTCGACTCAATGTCGTTTGCCACAAAGCCGTCCGCTTCCATCATCCGCACCGTGGCGCGGGTGAACTCCAAAGTATAGTCCTTGCCGTTGTAGTTGAACGTGAGCTGTTTTGCCATGACGCTGCCCTCCCTTACGAGAAGGTGATAACGGTGGTCGGGGCAATGGTAATCGCCATGTCCACGACCTCGTTGACACCGCCGCCGCTGACGTGAACGGAAAGCTCACCCTTGAACTCGAACTTGCCGTTGGAGCCATCGGGGGTCACGACGTTGTTCGAGACGGACGCGCCGAACCAGATACCATAGTCCTGTTCGGAGCCTTCAAGACCCTGGAGAGTCTGAAAGTCGGACTTGGTATAGTTGGCGGTGAAGTTCAGACCCTCGTTGCTCTGAATACCGAGGATGAAGGTCTGCATCTTGTCGGAGAGGGTGGTGGTTTCCAGCAGCTCAGGGTCGCCACCAATGTCGGGGAACTCCTTAATGTCGATCAGCTTGCCCCAGTCGGTGCCGCTTTTCTTCATCAGGTAGACCTTATAAGTGGAAATAGCCATAAGTCTTTACCTCCTATAAAGATTGGTTCCGTCTGTTTCCGCTCTGTACCGGGCGGTCAGACGATAGATACTTGCGTTGTCCATATTCGGGATAGGCGCGAGGGAAATGCGGGTGAAGTTCATGCCGTACATGAGCGAGTCAACGGTCGCCATGATGGACTTGCACTCACTCTTCTTCCCAACGGCCTTGTTGGAATACACGTTGACCTCATACATCAGGGTAGCGAACTTCTCAGAGTCCGCGCCGTCCCTGTTTGCGAGGGTCATGTAGTTATCCGCTTCGACGATGCTGACAAAAGGAAACTCAGAGGGAGCTTTGACGTACTCACCGCTGACGGAAACGCCGCTGTGAGCGGTACGCAGAGCGGTAGCGATAGGCGTATAGATTTTCGCTTCAATGTCAATCACTACCGAACACCTCCCGTACCATACCAGGTAGCTTCTCTCTGAGTTGCTTCGCCGCTTCGTACATCGGCTTGTTCGCCGGGTTGCCGTGGGTCAGGACGACCTCTTTGCCCGACTTGTTGGTTCTTACCTCGCCGTTCGTGCCGGGGTCGCCATAGTAACCCCAGGTGGCTTGCTTTCCCTTACCCTTGCCGTAACCCCCTCGCACCATGCCGTGTTGACCGGCTTCGGGATGGTCGTCAGGATAGGTAATGCCCGTACCGAACTCAATGAAGAGAACGGCAGAGCCGACAGCTACGACCGCTTTGATGTTCTCGCCACGGTCTTCGACACTCACAGCAGAGTCGTTCGTGCCGTCGTAGGCAGCTCCCGTAAAACCCGCTGCCGCAATCTGGTAGCCCTCGTCTGTCAGACGGGTCAGAAGCTCGTTCGCTTTCGCTTTCAGCCACTTATCGTAGTTGTCGAGCGAGTTGATGAACTCGTCCAGACCTTCGCCCGTCAGAGCGTTGACCGTAAACTTGCGCTTCACGACACCTTCACCTTGCTCACCGCAATCGAGATCGAGTTCAGCGACTTTGCGACACGGCGCACGATGTAGTCATAGAGCGGTCTTCCGTCCCCGTCATAGGCGGGAGCCTTGTCGATGAACAGAACGGTATTCTCGTCAATCGGACAAGACATATCGTCGGTGACGATCACCTTGTCGTAGTTTTCGAGATTGCCGAACTGCTCAATGCTCGACTGGCCTGTTGCGGGAGAGATATTCGCCCTCATTTCCACGGCCTTTTCGTAGGTCACGTCGATCTCGCCGGTTTCGTCGCCGCCCGAAGTCGTTACCGCAGACTTGCTCTTGTAGAGCATATAGCTGAACGTCTGCTTGTTCCGCTCCATGATCTTCACGGCTCGTCACCGTCCTCTTCACCATCAGGCTCAGGTTCGGGTTCCGGGTCGGGCGTAGGCTCAGGTTCGGGTTCCGGGTCAGACTCAGCCGAGAGAACACCGATGAACGGTGTGATCTGACGCATCAGCGAGTTCGGCACGTCGCCGTTCTCATAAGTCCGGGAGATACCGTTCTCGCTGTGCGTCTTCTCACCCTCCGCGCCCCGCTTATTCAGCAGATACGCGGCGATCTCGACTTGAAGGGACTCGTATTGCGCGGGAACCGTGGTAACGGTCGGGTCGTAGGGATAAGCCTTACGGCACACCTTCGACGCGGCAAGAGTGAGATAGGTGGAAAGCACCGTTGCGCTACTCTCGCCGGTCATAGCGGTGAGCATGGCCTGTTTTTCAGCGTCAGTCATACCTTCCACCTTCCTTCTTACTGCTTCTTGGATTTGCTCTCTTTGGGAGCTTTGGTCTTCTCGGCCTTGTCGGTCTTTTCGACCGGCTTGGAGCTATTGATTGCAACCGCCATCAGAGTGTCCTCCTTATGCGTTATTCAGGGTGAGTCCAGTCAGACCGTACTCCTTGACGACAGCTCTCTCACCCTCGTAGGCGACGACCCTGATCTTCTGCGTAGCCTTGTTGGTGATACGCACGATGATAAGGCCATCGGGGTCAAGAGTGACCGGGTGTCCGACCGTACCGTTGATAAGCTCGACGGTAATCCTGTCGGAGCCGGGAGCCGCGCAATGCAGCGCGAGGTAGTTGCCGCTCTGTTCGGAAACGTCGCCGCTGAACCCTGTGTACCCCGTAACGTATTTCAGAGTGCCGGTGATCTCACCGTCGCCGATCTCGATGCTCGACTGCAAATCAGTTACGGACTTGCCGAGAAGGTCTGTCCCTGCCGGAATATCCGCTTCAACCGACAGGGCGATCAAAAAGACGTTACGGTGATCTCGTAGTAGCCCTTGTCGTGCGGGTTGCCGGTCGGGGAGTTGACCTTGACGTAGCCAGCACCGGAAGCCTGATAGTAGGTCTTGGCGTTGTTCACGCTGGTATCAGCGGTGACACTCGCGGAACCCACGACCAGCTTGACGGCCTTGGTCGCGTTGGTCAGAGCGGGAAGGTAATACTTCCGGGTGAACAGGCTGTTCTTACGCACGTTGGCATCAGCCGCAGAGCGGTTGTTGACCTGGTACAGCTCGGACTCCACGCCCTTCTTCACGAACATGGTGACGGCCTCGCGGGTGGCGAGACAGATCGTGCCGGTCACAGCGTCCTTCTTGGTGTAGAGGTTCGTGCCGCCGATCGTGCCGACATAGCCGGTACGGGCGAAGGACTCCACATACTTGAGATCGCTCTTGAGAGCCTTGCGGATTTTCGCCAGCTCGGTCGCGTTCACGAACGCGAAGGTCTGCGGCGCACCAGCGTTGGTTTCCTCGATGTTCAGCATGGACTGACCGTCAACGAACGCGGCAAAGTAGTCGCTGTCGTTGATAAGCACGATCATTTCAGCCTTGTTGAACTCGCCGAAAATGTCAGCGTTGACGGTATTGAACATATCAGTACCGGCGTGACGGGCGATCACCAGGCCGATCATCGGGTCGGTCATCTGCTCTTCGTCGTACCATACGCCCCTGTTCTGAGCCAGGAGGATGGTGTAGGACTCCTCGGTGTAGCTGGCTTCGATGGTCTGGCTGTTGCCCTCACCAAGACCCAGCTTCTCCGTGCCGTTGGTGGCAGAGTAGCGATGGATTTTCTTGGTCATACCCGCCACGCCGACCAGGGAGCGGTCGATGGTGCAGAACGGGTTCAGATCAAGATGGGAATTGAACTGATCTTCGACCTTGTTTTCAAGGACGAAATTGGAATACGGGGAATTAGCCATAGTTTTTACTCTCCTTTCTCATAAAGAGCCTTGTATTCGTCCGGGTGTTCGACCGCGAACTTGTTGTACTCTTCATCGGACAGCTTTCTCAGCTTTTCGAGAGTCATGCCGCCGTCCCCACCGCCACCGGCAGGGGGCTTCGGAGTACCTTTCAGCGCGTCGGCCTTGATCTTCTTCGCGTATTCATCAAGGAACTTTTGCTGGTTGGCAAAGACCGTCGCGGTGTCGCCGTTCGCCATAGCTTTCGCGGTCGCGTCAGCCAGATCTTCGGCATACCCCTGAGCGATAAACTTCGCCTTGTACTCGGAAATGGTCTTGTCCTTGCGAAGACCTTCCAGCTCCTTCTCCATAGAAGCCAGCTTTTCGGCGGCTTCCTGAGCCTTGCGCTCGTCCTCGGTGAGCTGTTCCTTGGCCTTTTTCTTCAAGGCCGCAAGCTCCGAAGCGGTTGCGTCGAAGGTTTCCTTCTTCACCCAGCCGGTGAAGTCCGGGTCAGGGACGGAAGCTCCTTCGAGAGCGGCGATCTTCTGTTCCGGGGTCATGTCTGCATAACCCGCGATCTTGCTGGTGTCAATCTTTGCCATGATGTGTTCCTCCTTGCGTTTTTAGTCGGCTTCTCTGCCCTCATGTTGTGTTTGAAGTCTTCTCTGACTCTTGCGATTAAGGTCTTCTCTGACCGTTCAAACGCCTTGCGGCGATAAAACCAAAAGAAAAACGGACTATCGACGCGAAGGTTTCCCTCCCGTCAATAGCCCGTAATGGCTGTTCC